GGTCGTGGCTTGACTCAGGTCGGCGCTTGCCGTGTAAAGGGCAAACTTCAAGACATCGGTGTCCAAGTCATGGATACCGAGCCAAGACTCCTGTTTGAACGATGAGCAAAGACCTTGCAGGATAGCCATTTACTTCACCGGATACCTTACCTGACCGTCCCGATACGAATCCATCCGGTTCTTTGCGTCACCAAGCTGCTTCAGCAGCAAGATGGACTCACCAAACTGGTTCGTGTACAGCGCCACAATGTCCTGCTCGGCCTTCATAAACCGAGCCGCTTCTACCAAGACCGCGTTGAGCAAAGCACTGTCAAAGTTGTCACCAAGCCAAGATGTCCCAGCAGTGACGATGCTCTCGGGGTAGTAGAAGTAATGCAGTTCTGCCGTGTAGCCTGCCGTCGGGGTTGGGCCCAGGATGAATGTCAGCTCTGTCGGCAGGTTATATACCGGGCCAAACAAAGCGTAGTACTTCGGCACTCCCTGCGTCAAAGAGTTTGGATAACTCTCTCGGATGAAGTTCACATCCTTGTTGAGCAGGTACGTGTAATCCCCGCCGCCCGTTGGAAATACTGCCAAACTGAAGACCGACAGGAAGTCATTAGGCGTTGCCAAGTACTGATTGCCTTGGCTCAAAACACCCGTGACGTTCTTTCGCAGCGAAGGAAGCTGCACCGTGTTGTAGATCTTCTGCTCTGCCTGCTTCGTCATCGTGGCAAAGTCAGCCGCCGAGAACGTGTTCTCGGTGTAATCCTCCACAGCAGTCTTCAGTTCGGTGTAGTTCACGCCATCGGCCCCCGGGCCATGAAGCCCTTGGTCTGCGCCTTGCCGCCGCGCACCTTAATGCCGGAGGTCTTCGGCTCAGGAGCGGGGGAACTGGCGATGTTGCCCACCACCACACGCGGCATGGGCGCGGGAGCGTTCACCACCGGGGTCGGTACGGACTTGGCCTTCATTTCTTCCCCTTGCGCCCGACCGGGCCCTGATTGGCAACACGAGCCATGCCAGCGCCCATCTTGAGCAGCATGTCGTTGGTGACCCCGCCCTTGGCGAGCTTGGTCTTGGGTTTGCCCGGGTGCATCGCCGCCTCATGCTTGTGGACGGCTTGTTTGGGTGTCATCTTCATGGGTTTCTCCTTGTCAGGCGACCGTTACTGTACCAACTTCTCCCAGACCCACCAAGGTGTTTGGGGTCAGGAGCGCATCGAAATCTCTTGCACCACCTATAGGGTTCCAGCCCCATTGGATGACCAGCATGCCCTCTCCAGGGAAGCCATCTTGGAACGGCCCAGTGCCGGAAACGGTGTCAGTTTGAAGACCGTTGGTGCCTGACTGATACCAAGTGTTCGTGTCAGGACGCGGATCGCGGATGGCCTGAGGGTCGCTGACGGGGAAGGTTCCTAGCAATAATTGGGGGTGATCCATTGACCAACATTGGGGACACGCACGAATTTGCGTCTGCTTGGTCTTGACTACTTCATTTTTTAGTTTCTTTAACGGAAACCTAAAATTACAATAATCACAGAACCCAAAGGCCTTGGCGCCATTCGCAAACCGATTAGCCATTTGACACCTCGAACTTGTTCTTTTTCGAGATGTTTTCTACCCCAAGCATTACGCGAAGATTTGAAGGGACATGAAGCCCCGACACCAATTTTCCTTGTAACGGAATAACGTGATCTACGTGCCAAGGCTCTTCGTTGTGTCGCGTCAACATTGCAGCAATAGAATACATGCAGCGAATGCGGAGCTTGTCATGTTCCGTCAGCCATTTTGGCGTACGCTGTTTAACAGCTTTTTTACGCATCGTGGCTAGGTAGATAATATGCGAGTGGGCTCTTGCGCGGTACTCTTTTTTCTGCGCCAACCGAGCAGTTTTGTTCACTTCGTAGTCAGCTTTTTTGATAGCTGCAAGACGTTCTTTGTTTGCTTCTCTATAAGCCTTTTTTACCTCTGCTATTCGCAATTTGTTAGCTTCGTAATATGCCTTCTGGTACTCAGAACTGTTGACGCGTTGCGTAGCGTTGTACTCTTTATAGTACGTTTTTAGCTTTTCTGCGTTGGCTGCGGCGTACGCTTTTTGTTTCTGCCGGGCGTACTCTTTATTTTCTTCAGCCCATTTTTTACGGGCGGCGTCTCTCCGCTCGCGGTTTTCCGCGTTGTACTTTTTGTAGTAGGCTAGCGCCTGCTCGCGGGTTTTGAATGCCATGATTACCCGATGAACATCTGCCTCGGTACGAACCGTACCGCCGCCTTCTCGCGGTCTTCGCTGGAGGCTCGATCCCAATCCTCGTCATACTGCGCCTTCAGAACCTGCATACGCTCCATGGCGCCAGGGATCTTCATCGACAGGTAGTACGCCAGCCCAGACACGAGGCAGGGCAGGAAGCGGAAAGGGATGTCCTGCGTAGCGGTGCCGCCGTCTCCAGCATCTTGGATGCGCCGCAAGTACCAGTACACAAACTGATACACGCCCGTCTGATCCGGCGTGGGCCACACGGTGATGCTTGGCAAGGCCGTGGCGCTGGGGGAGTAGCTGCTTCCGACAGGGTAGGCCGCGCCGGAGTTCCGGTTCACTAGTACCTGGATAGGTCTCGCCTGCTGGAGCTTGTTTGGGATGGAGGAGTACGTGCTGATGCTGATCCGCGTGATGGTCAGATCAACCTGCGTTGAAACGTTCCCTGCCCCCGTGCGGATGACATGCTCCAGAAGATCCACGGTGTCTGACGGCAGCGTGTAGGTGTTGGTCCCCTGTACCAGGGGGATCATGCCCTGGTTAAAGGTCCACATGTTTACACCACGGTTCGCCCAATCTGCAAACAGCAGGTTCAGGGATCGCCGCGCCGTGCGCAGGTCGTAGCCCGTGCGAAGCTCGGATCCGCAGCGTTCAAACGCTTCCTCGACCGCGTCATTGAGGTCGAGGTTGAACGTGGTAGCTCCTGATGTAGTCATCGGAATCTCGCGGTCTTCTGGACAACGCCCTTGGGCTGCTTCACGAACTGCTTGCCTGCGGCCTTACCAGCGCGCTTGGCCCTGGTCGTTGCGGCGTACTCGGCAGGGGACAAAGCGGCAATCGCGGCTTTAGGCAGATACCGCTCCCCCGTCTTGGAAGACGGTTTCCCAGACTTGGTCTGCCATTCTTGGCTTGTCCAGTCGCGGAGCGATTTCTGCGGGGACTTCATGTCAGTCCTTGTACGAGCCGCCCTTGGCCTTGTACTGCTTCGCCAGAAGCTGTGCCTTGCGTGCCGACCATTGCCCTGCAGCAGTTCCTTGCGTAGCCTGCCCCTTGATGCGTTCAAACAAGGCCTTGCGCATCCCGGGCTTGGTGTAATTGCCTGCCTCGTTTACGCGGGACTCCCCGCCCTGAGCATAAAGATCCACCTTGTCCCCGTCCTTGCGACGGATGACCTTGGGCTTCTTCAACTCCGGGCGGATGGCGCCCATGCCCCTGCTGACCTTCATCTCAGTACACCTTGCACTTCCTGAGGCCACGCTGCTCGATGCCTGCCCCGCGAACAGAGCCGCCGGAGGCATAGGTCTTGACCTTGCCGCCCTTGCGGAAGTCCACACCCTCCTCGTCCCGGGTACGCGAGCGCGGAGATTCCTTGGCCTTTTCCGTCCGAAGGATGGGCTTGTCTGCCTTGGCTTCTGCTGCGGCCTGAGAACGGCCCGTCCGAGCTTCTTGAACTGCCTTGCGGCTTGCGGCGCCCCTGACAGCAGAGGTCGCTGCTTCCATCTCCTGTGCCGGTGTAAACCTGCGTCCAGTCTCAGAGGTGGCTGCCGTCGATCTCATGGGAGTGCCACGCCCGATAGAGCCAGAACTGATGTCCTCAGCCAGATCCTTTGCCAGCCCTTCCTTCAGGGTAGACATCGCCCGGCGCTCAGCCCCAGCCCTTTGGGCGGCTTCCATTGCGGGCTCGTCTAGGCGACGGAGAGCTTCAGCAGCATCCCGAGCCTTCTTGGCCCTGTAGAGACCATATCCAAGCCCACCAGCAGCCGCCGTGGCGCCTGTAGCCGCCATAACTTTCTTGGCGGTATCGCTGAGACCAGAGCCTACGCGCTCCATACTAGATGGAGGAGAGGGTTCGGGACGGTTGGCGGGGGCGCCAGGGATCTCAGCACGGCCAGACGGAGCAGTGCTTGCTTCTTGCGGCCCTCGGGCACGCATATCAGAGGCGCTTGACGGCACACGCCCAGTACGATCTGCGTTCAGAAGATCTCTGAGGGTCTTGTCGGCGCCGTACTTACGCCGGAAGTCAGCGAGTTCCTCGCGGCTAACGAGGGCTCGACCCTGGTCATCTCTGCCCCGGCCTTGCACCGGGCCGGTGTACGTGGTTTTGCTGTACGCCATCTCACACCATCCTTCCCTTGGTGTGGCCCTTGGTAACGCAGCCGTCGGCGCGGGTCGCGCCGCCCTTGGCGTAGCCCTTGGTCATGCCGCCCTTGGCCTTCTTCGTTGGCTTGGGCATCGGCTCCATGGGGGCCATTCCGGGCTTGCCGTAGTCGCCGCGCTTGATCTTGCGCTCGGTGGTCAGGCCCTCTTCTTCATAGTCACGAAGCTCTTCTGCCGTGGCGCCACCACGGCCTGCAGACCGACCACCACCGACATTGACTTGCGTTGCCATGTTTACT